CTGATTTAAAGACTATTTTATTATCTGATATTGGTGCTGATTTTATACTGGTATAATCTTGCCCATCCAAGAAAAAGTTAGCTGTCTCTCCAAAGAAGTTTCTTGCCATTAATGTATACAAACCGTCATTGTCTGCTTCAATTATTGAACCACTAAAGTCTATCGCAGCTGAAGGATGGGGTTCTATATCTACTATTGAGCCACCCATCATTGATGTTTCAGGCGCTAGAATTGTTTCAAATGGCAATCTTTTATCCCAGAAAGGTGTGTTATGAAGCCAGCCTTGGCTTGTTTGTTTTTCTTCATGAGTACCGTTTATGTTCTGATTTAATTCTTGAAGTTCTCCAATGCTATGAATCATGTGAGTGTTTAAAGTAGCATTGTTCATGGTATTTACACCGCCACCAACGGAACCTTCAGGAGAAGATAGGAAGCCTAAACGAGCGTAATCTCTCGCGGAACCCTTTTTAATATTATCTACCACAACTGGGTAATCAACAGCTAACCCTGATTTTATTGAATTATATAAAATTCCCGGCATGAATAGTGGACCATATATGGGGCGTGCATTTCCGCCCGCTACGGTAACGGGTTCGTAATCCTGTCCATCACCATCATTCTCGCCTCGGAATCTAGTAGCAAATAAACTGTTACCATAAGAGCGGCTAAATTGAGAAACCAAATCTAGCGTTCTTTGGGCTGGATAAAAGCCCTTATAAGGGTTGAACTTTTTAACAGCTTTAACAGTAACTCTAATTTCTTTCGCGGTCATAGGAGTTTTCTTACCATGGGCTCGGAAATGTTCTAATTTACCAGAATCAAGGTATTCTTGATAAAAAGAACCACTGGCACTTGTTATGCCAGTTCCGGGAATTTCAAAAGTGTTAAACTTGTTAGCATTATTGTGTGCATTCACATCGTGATTAACATAATCTTCCATGTTCTCACTAATTCTAAATTCTGGTACAACAACGTAGTCTTTAGCTAATAGTCTAATGTCTTCTCTGAAGTCTTGGTATGAATCGTACCAAGGTTTTGATTTATAACTTTCAAATTTTATTCTCATTTTGGTCGGTTCGTTTGCAGAAGAAATATCTTTAATTCTTAAAATACCAGCTTGTTCACCTGCTTCCCAAAGAGCTTCGCCAGAGTTAATGAAAACACTTTGCGTCAGCACAGCCATACCCGGTTTAGCTTCAAGATTAACAAGCCCGTGAGAACCAGTATTTCGATTTTTCATTCCACTTGGGTTGGTAACTGACAAAAATGGACCTAACATATGTTTTCTTGCGTACAAACCACCACAAGTAATAAATGTAAACTGTCCATCATATTGTGAACCTCTACCGTGGGTGAAGCCTCCTACATAGTGAGCATGCATATAATTACTTTGAAGTTCACCGGCGGGGTTTTGTTTGGCAATTTCTGGCGGGTTTGTTAAATCCGTGGCACCGTTAAATGGTCCGCATCGTAAGTAATTTCGGTTTCGAGGGTTGGATCCGTTTTTGAAACGAGAAGGTCTTTGGTTCAGCACCCATGGGGCGCCCGTTGTGGCTGAACCTACAATTGAACCAGTGCGAGTTAAGAAATTCTCTTGTGCATCTAATGGCCAAGAACTTTGACTGATAACTTGTGTCTGTCCGGATGCAAAGAAGTTTGGTGCCGATTTTCGACCAATACTGGGGGCGACACGTGAGCCAAGATCTTGTCGTGCGGAGCGATCATCACGCCAATATTGATTATCATAGTTTGTTCTCACCCTAGAACTCGACACAAATTCATTACGCCTTGATGGATGTATGTTTTCAGTGTAAATCATATAGTTTAGACCAAAATTATTATTGTTTTTCAAAACTACCAATAGGTGATCCAATCCAGTTAAAACTTCGCTTGGTTGAAATCTTGCGTAATCATTAAGTTTAATACTATTAAACATAATTTTTTCATTTGTATCTGTTACTTTTATTGATATTGAGTCGTTTACTTTGTTACGCCTAGTCACTGACATACCATCTTCCCCTAAAGGGGAATAGGGAGAATAATTTATAATTGCTGGTCTACCACGCATGGAAATAACAGGAAGACTATAATTTTCTAATTGATTAGTATTCGTGTTATAGACGCTAAGCTCACTAGCACTGCGTTCGTTTCTTAAAACAGGATGATTTCTGTTTCTTTGAACCATAGCATGAGTACTATATCCATAGGGTCCATTTCTTTTCAACATTAATGCGTTGAACATATAGCCTTGGAGCTGCACATCCCTCCATTGTGCGTGACCAGTTCCCACTCCTGAACCTGAAACGGTTCCTCTCATTGGGTCTGTTAGCACAGAGCTGATAAATGCGTTTTGTCCTTTATAAGATCTATTGGTATAGTGTGGTACTTCAAATGCGTTTTCAAATTGTGGGGTACCTGCTGGACTAAAAAGGGCACCGGATGGTGAATAACCAAGGACATTAGTAGCAGAATCAATTGGGTCATAAATTAATGTATTTAAGCCGGCAAAATCTTGAGGGGTAAAGCCATCTTTGTAGGCTCTTCCTTCAGATGTATTAGCTGTGTCAGAGATCCACTTTTTAACTGCTCCAAGGCGCCTTGGAATCGCTGTGGAACTATTATAAACTCCAAAGTCAGAACCACTGATTAATGGTAACCAGACTTCATATTTTGTTGAACTTGATTTGTACATACCCTGTGCAGGTCCGAATACTGGCATATAGCCAGAATATCTAAAGTTGCAAGGATCTGGATCAGCGATTGCTCCTGTGAAAAACGAATATTGGCGATCTGATCTCGGGATTGGATGGGATACATTAAGGTTGTCGCTTGTCACATCACATGTGTAGGTGATATCATGACAAAGAATAGTGGTGCCCGCGCACCCAGTGTGGGGGGTTGGGCTCGAAACATTAGAAATTGTCCAGTTACCAGCACCGGCGTTTCCGATCGGCATCCATGAACTGCTGTTTGTGTGTCCAATTAATTTATTATTGCTAGAATAAACTCCCGGATTGGTAAGATCCGATACAAAAGCGTTGTTGTCTGCAGCGTTCTCAAACCTTAACCAATCAAACAAGAATGTACCACTGTTCTCATACAACGTAGAGGCTGTAATGTCACATGGTGCACCGCGATTGTAAAGCTCTTGGATGCTGCCGCTATCGAGAGCAACTGTCCAAAATGACCACTCATCTACATCAGCACTTAATGCATCGTTGGCGGTGGCACCTTGTGACCACTTACCGCCAATAAATGCAGATTGATTTTTTTGAGCTTGTTGAATATGTAAATTTGAAAATCCTTTATATTTCGTAAATCCGGCCGAGGCCATTCTGAGTTCGTAAAGATGTCCGTTATTGCCTGTGAAAGATTCATAGGACTGCGACATGCCATTAATATAAAAAGTCGAGCCGGAATCTGATGTTGCTAAAGTTCCGCCATCAACAATGCTAGGGAACGTTCCATCGCCATTAGAGCCTACACCAACCGGTGCTTGCGCTATAGTAGTTCGATTCTTAGGACTTCCCCAAACCAAAGCGATGTGATTCCAACTACCTGAGAAATCAACATTTTTCACATTCCACTTGTATGTGATTGTTTGGGGAGTTGGGCTGGAAGTGTTATTGTTTGTGGTATCAAGAATGAGATACCAGTTAACTCCGTCTGCTATTGTAGGTTCGGTTTCTTTTACGAGCCTCATAAGCGGTATGTCACCTTGGCGAATTCCAAAACCCCATAAAGTTTCGTCATTCGTGTATGATGTGCCATCTTCTCGAAATTTAACCCATCCAGCCCATGATATTCCAGACCCACCTTGTCCAGCAGTGGCAGATGTACGACCAGCACCACCAGCACCCGTCAGCGCTGACATGAAAAAGTTTTCAAAATTACTTCTTTGTGTTGAGCCAGTAAGTAAGAAAGAGTTGCTTGAAGTTGCTGCCGCAGTTCTTGCATAGTTTTCATTGTTCAGAAATGGAGGTTCAACTGCATAAGTAAATGTTTCTGTCTGAATCCTTGGTAGTGACATGTTATTTCTATGTACGCGGTGGAAAGCCGGTAATTGATCATATGATGCTCCCGGATCTGTTTGCAAAAATGAATCTCTAAAAAATCGTCCTGCAGGCCGCATGGCATGCGCGTAAAATCCAAAATCATTTCCATGAATATCATAAACTCTGATACCATTGGGTTCGGCTGATCTAGATAAGGTGGGAAAATTTTGAAACGGTCTTTTAACAGTAAGATTTCTATAGTTAATGTTGTTGTATACCGAAAATTCTGTAGATCTAAAATCTTGATAACCTCTAGAGTCAACTTCTATACCACCTCGATGAGAAAATCTTTGTATAATAACAGAGTGGCTTTTTGTGCCTGTGAGGTATGAAGTAGAATAATCGCCACTAAAGTCAGAATGTGGCATTGAACCATAAACAATTGCTGAACCTGTTTCCGTATTCTGCAGCCCACCCGACATTGCTCCACGATATATATCAAGCAGAGTTCTTACTTGCGTGGCTTGATGAGTTTTTGGCAGGCTTGGATTAAAAACCTTTGATGGCAATTTTGGCTGCTTGTCTCTAAAACCAATTGGATTTGAAAAAGCACCGACAGTTTGTACAACTTCATAGTTGTTTCTGTAATTACCGAGCACAGTTGTGGTGCCAGAGCCAGTTGTTATTTTAATGTTTTTTATGTTGACCGGACGTTTAGCGGTGAAATCTCTATACCAAGGCGCCTTTTGAGAGGCTGTTGCTGGATATGGTAACAAGCGCGCTGCAGAACCAGAACCGGGCTCCCACTGTGCATTCGGTTGCGGATAATCTGGGCCCACCATAGCAAGGGCTCCAGACGCGTTACCGTCGCCCGTGCAGTCAGGTCCAGTAGGGTACCCTAAATATATCTTCCAAGCTTCAGGGCGCGTTTTCTCGTTATCAGTACCGACATTAAGAGCAATGTGCCGTGATTGGTGACCACCAACAGCATATTCAGTAAACGATGTCTGCATTGGTTTTTCCATGTCGTCGCCATATACGTCATGATGAAGGTTAGTAATTTCAATATTGCCTGTCACCCTTTCAACAACTTGTTTGTTGTAGCCGGTAGTGACAGAAGAGCTTACAATATTAAAAGGAAAAGCCATTAAAGATTTGAATGACTGGTAGCCAGTGCCAGTGCCATCGCGTCCGTGGCGCACCTGAGTAGTAATCATTACTTTTTCACTCAAACGATTTCTGTAAAGTTGATCATTGGAGTGTGCATCAGGACCATAAGTTTGGCTTCTTTTAAATCTTGACGGTCTTATTAAGTTTTTCAAAGTCCCGTCAGTATCTAAAAGCTGAGAGAACAATACATTTTCTGGAATGAAAACGCTGTTAGCTGTGACCACTCTTCCGGCCGGACGAAGAGCGTTGTAAACATAATCTATTTTTTTGACATGTCTAAAATTTGTACCACCCTTAATAGTTTTCATGGGTGAGAAAGAAGTTAAATAATCAGATTCTGCAATAACATTAAACTTATAAGGTCTCGATAGTTTACGTTTTATATAAGGCGTTCTTAGATAAGAGCCCTGATTTATTGTGTCAAGACGTTCTTTCTTTTGATTATTGTCGTTAGCAATGGCATCTCGGTATATATCGCGCGCGCCGTCCACAGCGCTGTCGCCTGCTGCTATTGTTGGATTATTAACTCTTTCTGCTCTATCGCGCCACCAATCAGGATTTTCAGTAGCTTGAGATGTTATAGGGTGATGATTGTCGGTCCATTGATACAATCTTTCACGTATACCAAGCATGGGTGTGATTGGATCTTCTTGTTTAAATTCCATAGTTGGAAACATTGATTTATATTTGTTTCTTTCTAAGACATGACTTTCAACAACATTTAATAAATTATTCGTAAACTTACTGGCAGCGGGTACCAACTGTGCAACAATACTTGAGATAGCATCGTCGAACCATTTATAGTAATCAACAAATTTTTCAACTTCTTTAGTCTCAGATACTTTTTTGAAAAACAATCTTCGTAGATGTTCCATTGCTTTGTATCTTTCGCGGTAACGATTGACTGGTTCACCAATTAAATTGTGAAAGTCAATTGCGCCGGCAAAAAATGTTAACATTTCATCGCTAATAACATCGTACATACTTTTTTCAAGTGTATTGTAGAAATTTGGCATTGTGCTAGAAAAACCATACACTTCATCATCGTTACTCAGAATGTTAATCATATCTGATGAAATGGCCTGCTCTGGCTCAATAAACTTAAATGAGTTTACTTGCTGTCTATTCTTAATAGCTGTCGAGTTTGCTGGGAATCCGAAACCGTAACCTTTGTGCAAGTATCCTGCAATTCCACCTAACCAACCATTATTTTTACCATCATCTGCCGAGCCGGAACTCATATCCTGTGTAAAAAAGTTACCAGTACCATCTGAAGAGGTTAAATCATTAAAATTCCAATGAAGTGCCAGTGTGTCTCGGTTTAACATTTCATGTGGAGTATTATTTGGAGCGTAGGGTGCAATGTTCCGAAAAGAACCTGAAACACCAACATTGTCAAAATCTAGTGCATGCTGCAGTAAAGAATCGCTATCAATAAACTTAGTCCAGTACCTAACATCTGCTATAATTACGTCACTTCTACAATTTAGATTACCTGTCATGTTAGTGCGGTTTGCACCTGCATATACTCTTTTAGCAGAGTTCAAGAAGCGATCGCCAACAGCTTTTGATACCGATGCGGTCAAGTAAAATCTATCAGTTACAACACTTAAATTAGCGTTTATCCCTTCAAATATAAGATCATAAGTGTAATTTGTAGTATTTCCGCTGACAAATGTTGCTAGAGGAAATGTGTTTGGCTTTAATCTTACCGAAACATTCCAATCACTATTATCATATATATCAAAAAATATGCTACTTGTAAGTTCATAAGTTGGCAAAAATGATGAAGTTAAAGAGTAATATGCACTTTTTGAACCGCCAGCAGATCTGTTTAGGTAGACTTGAAAATCGGCGCCCCCATTATCAAACATCCATTTAGTATTACCCTTGCTTTCAACACTGGCAGAATAAATACCAAAAATTGAACTTTTTGGTATTTGAGATCTGGGCACTGAGTCAGTAGCAATATCGAATCTAGGAACTCTCACATTTGCTTCGGCCGTGAATCCGTATCCGTTTTCATAACTAAACCCTCCAGCAGATGAATCTCCAGAGCCGGATATAAATCCTCTTGAGTTGGAAGAATCGTCTGGATCTTGCCGTAGATAACACACGGCGCCAATATTGCTACCTGTGTTAAACTGCAGCATATTTTTATTTTTTAATATTTGTACTGAGTTCGTATTAAGATCGTATACTGTGTTATCAGCATATGTTTTAAATTTGATTAATGAGTCATCTAAGTAAAAACATCTTAATACATTTTTAATGGCTTTTTCAGTACCTTTGCTTTTATAGATGTGAGCTAAGTTATTATAAAGATTTTGATATATTAAGTTTTTGGTTTTTGCTAAATCACCACTAAACTCAAAATCTTCAGTCATATTTAAAAAAGTATTTAATACATCTGATTCAATAAAAAGTTCTGGCGTGTTTAGCCCAAGAGATTCTGGTAAATGCTGAGCGAACGACAATGGATCGTAAGAAGCGCTTGTATTTTGCAAACCTTTAAAAGTCGGCATTGATGATATCATAGCATAGGCTTTATCAAAATATGTTCCCATTATATGAGATATGATTTCTGGGTTTTCATTGCCTATCTGGTCGTGTTCTTCCGCAATCCAACTTGGGATATAACTATAAAAATTGGTATTATTTTGACGATCGTGATATGAGCCTGAATTATGAAGGTTTTGTTTAAGTTGCACAACACTTGGGTGCAAAGCATATATGATTGGATCTTTATATTCAAATGTACTAGCTGACGCTTCAATCATTGCTGAACTTAATGTTCTTGAAGGCGTTCCGGTCCAAACACCATTAGAGATTCGACCGGAATAATCTAGAACACTGGAATCTAAAGAACTTATATTTGAAGTCCCTTCATTAAATTTATAATAAACACCTAATGTTGCATTTGAAATATCCGAGTTAGCACCACCTCTGACTTGATGCCACCAATTTTTACCAATATCTTCAGCGTTTCTCGCTTCTTTCCAGTATCTAAACTCATCTATAGAGCCTGTGAACGTGTGTGTGCCTGCGGCGCGCGAAGAAGCTGTACCATCGCCTTTAAAATCAGCAGTAACAAATGAGCCGATGCGCGCAAGCATGTCTTTAGATGGTAATTCACCAATCTTTAAAGACGAGTTAGTTACGGTGTGATTTTGGTAACCATTTATATACAATTCAGTAACGAAATCGTTGCCAGAGTTTTTAAATACAAACGCATAATGTTTCCAGTCATCAAGCCCAGTGGATAAGATATTTTGACCAATTGATTGTTGAAAAATTGAGCCAGATCCTTTACCGCCCGATGTCATTGTACCAGATTGAACTGTAAACACAAAAGGGGATGCAGAAGATGCACTTAAAATTTCAATCGTCATACGTCCCATATCTATTGAACCAGACGCATTGTTGTTCCACATGTCAAAAATTACTGAGTTTGCATTAGAAGCAATATCTTTGCTTTTCAGCCAAAATTCTACAGTAACACCACTGTCAAAATTTGCTCTAAGATTTGACTCTCGGGAGCCGGTTCCATAACTATTTGGCAAACCTTCTGTTAGATATATGTTTTCATCATAAACATTAGCAAAGCTTCGACGTGCAGTTTCTTCATCTTTAAATAAACCTGCAGTTGTGCTACTGGTGATTGTATGTGGTCCGCCTCTAAAATCTATATAAGAGGCAGAATTAAAGTTAGCATAGCCATTTGCTCTTGGCCACAAATTATCAAATACGTATCTCTCGACTCCTAAAGATTTATTATAAAACTCGGTCAGTTCTGCTTCAGAACCATCATAAGGATAATAATCCAATAGGCGTCCGACAGCGCCACTATAATATAATCGAGCGGACCCATATCTTGCAAAACTTTCAGGTTTCGAATAATTGATTTGCGGATTAAACTCTTGTTGCTTATTCAATAGCGCATGAGCATTTTTTGCAGACTCAACCGATTTGAAAAGATTTTTTTCATTTGTATCGGCTAAATAATTTGTATTTTCGTCAGTGTGTCCAAATAGTTTTTTAATACTCATAACTCTCTACTCTAAACCTAAACGTTTCATCTTGTTCAGTCCAAGCTGATAATGCTGAATCATAAAAAGCAAGTCTTATTGCATATTCATAGCCGGGATCCAAAAGAGACATATCAAGATCAAAATAATTACCAGATATATCATGAGAAAGTACGGTGTGTAAATCACTCCCAGTGCCATGTGGAATAGCGTCATATCCATCGATAACACGATAAACTCTAAACGATGCACTTTCAATTGTTTTTGTTTCGATTTTTGTGTTTGCTTTTGTATAAATCGTAGGTGACCAATTTTTCTCACGCACATAAACATTAAATCTGGCATTTTCTTTGTCGCGATATTTGTCTTTAAGATTTGTAATGTTTAAATAATGCGATGGACGTGATGACAGTCTTTGTCCCTCAAGCCCTTTTGGATTCAAAGATCCAGTAAAAAAACGAGTGTTATCAGCGTGGTCTGGTCCATGACTGTGAGTGCTTCCTGTATACCACACATCGAATAAATCTGTTAATCTGTCTGAAGATCGGGCGGCACCAGTTATCGCCAAACTGCAACTGTAAATACCCGTTGAGACATACCCAGCTTCAGCATGGGTGTTGCTGCCTCGGTCGCCGCCACCGTCATGACAAAATGTTAAAGCACTCCCTGAAGGCCCCGTGTTGTCGACCGAGCCGGAATAAAAAGCTACTCTCAAAAGTCCATCTGTAAGGTTCGGAATATTTTGCAATTTACCTCTGACATAGTTATAAAAGTAAAGAGTGTTAAGATTTTCTTCTCCAGTAGATAATGAACTACTATAATAAAAGTTGCCTCTATCATCTTTAGTACTTGAGTTCCATCTAGCTTCGAGGGCCGGCTGCTTAAAAAAGTATTGTGTGCTTCTAGAGAAAAATCTTTTTGTATAGTACGAAGTTACGGCTCCTGTTAAATTGTAAGAGGCGCTGGGTTCTTGAGACGAAGAAAGCATAATTCCAAAACCGTAATTGTGATAAACCGGATCCGCATCACCGCTTGAGTCAGCGCGCAACCATTCTTCCATTAATATTGTAACATCAATTTCAAGATCTTCTAATCCGCCTTCAAAATATTGATCATAGTTTGAAGCTGTCAAATAATCCCCACCAGAAGACGACCAGTCTGTTACTGTTCCGTTAGCGTTTCTACGGCACTGGGTCCAGTTTGAACCAGTGTTACCAGCAGTGTAATCTAAATATGTTGTAAGGTCAAGTCCGGTGCCTTCTTGCCAAGATTGTTGAACTGGTTTAACAGTTAACGTAAATGCACTAGGTACTGTTTTGCTTGTTTCTGCATTATAAAGTTTTAAATAAAAACTAACGCTTCCACTATCTGGTATAGTTCCAGATGAGCGATCTGAAAATATTGTATCTATCGGAAATTTTATTAAGCCTCTTGATAATTCAACTTGCTTATCGAGCCCTTCAGCTGAAGATGAGTACGCTCTATCATAAATTGAGTAAATCTCTAAAATGTCGGCAGCGCCGGCATTGGAGCCAGTAGCTCTAGTAGTTAAGTCGGTCAACCAAGCGTTAGTAATCGTGTTATCAGCAGTTGCGTTATATTTTTTAATGGCCATTATTTAATTTTCCCTACAATATCAACATTAGGGAACTTAATCTCAACGATTGCATTTCGAGGAATGATTATACTGTCTCCTTGTGGTGAGGTGTTTTCGTTTATTTCAATTTGTGCTTGGCTATAACCCACCCCAGTTTTTGAAATGACGCGAACGTCAAGTACATCTAATATGTTAGGCACATCTTTAAGAGTTGAGTATATGTCACTGACTGAAAATTTTTGTCCAATGTAATAAGTGTTTTCGTAATATTTCTTCAAAGCATTAATACCCTGATCTAATGTTACAAATTTATTAGCGCCGGGTTTTACCATAATCATAAAATTAATACCTAAATTTAATATATAAGGATCTAAAATATCTACCGTATCGCTTATCATTCTATAATCATTTAGCCAAGTTTTTAAATTATTTTTTATAGTATTATTTGTTTTAATCAACTTTCCGAATTTATCTTCTGAAATTACATACATATTGATATTTCTTTTCTGCGAATCGGGATCTCTTTGTGCGGATACTCTTTTGACAGAACCAAACTTGCCCGGCATTCGATAACACAAGCTTTCATAATCAATCTGAGTAACTGCTCTATTCTGCGTTGGAAAAGTATCATAAATCCTTTGTTTTACTTCATCTGAATTTGGGTAGGATATATCTCCAACAATGGGCTTTTCGTTGCTCACTTCAAGTGAGTTATTAACAGTTTGCACTGTAGAATTAGTTAAAGTCATTCTATCGTAGTACTCAAATTGTGCGTTAGAAACGGAGTTTAATTCGCCCGTGGCAACATTAGAACTTACCGGGTTGCTAGTTCGATAAACAATAGTTAAGGTTGTATTAGATGGCGATATACCATAATTCTCATTAGAACTTAATCTGGTTGGATCAAACGTTTTATCACTAACATAATTTTTTCCAAATACATCAATTGCCACAGTTTGTGGATCAACTAACACTCCATCCTCTGCGTCATTGCCGCCACCAAATTGAAGAAATACTGAATCTCTTTCAAACTGAGTGACAAATTTTCTAGATACAAGTCTTGGTTGTAGCACAGAAGGAACGTTATCGTTTTTAAAATTACGGTTACCTATTTCTGAGAATATCATATCTTGGGCCAAAAATTCAACCTCATAATATTCATTACCTTGAGAATCAACAACAGATATAATTTCAGAAATATTTGAATTTCTAACTTCGACTTTTCTGAATCTTTCATACGAATCTACTTCTATTTGCTCTTGCTCAAAAACTCCAGAAACAACGTTACCAAAAGCTCTAACCGCGTAAAATGTGGGTGCACCTGTCGATGAATCCGTACGAGCAACTACAACTCTATTTTTAGGATTTGCAAAGTTAACATTTTCAGTCAACAAGAAATTAAGTCCAGTAGTTGTGCTGAATCTGGCGCCTCTTTTTAAAATTGGTAGATAATCTTTATTAGGACCTATTGTTACAGCAGATGCTGGTACCAATACGTAAAGAGTAACTTGACCATATGTCGATGGGCGGCCGGTAGACTTATAACCTAGAATGCGTCCGTGCCTCACAATATTGTTATACTGATAGGCGGTATCTAGAAAAGATTCGTTGACATTATAATCTAGGTAAAAAGACAATTGATCACCGACATATGCAACAGCGTCTATCATTAGTGAGCCAAAAGAAGCTTCGCTAAAATCTTGAAAATTATCAGGGTAATATCTTTCAGCTATTTCCAGCAAATCATTACGAAGAGAGGTAAATTCTCTATTTGTATAATTTATTGGTATTACTTTTTTCTGTTTGCTGGGCATTTAAAGAACTTTCCTTTTGTTATTTAAATAGTAAATTCGATGAAATCTGATTCTGCTATTGCCGGGATTGAATAAAGAATACTTATGGCTAATATACTTTCATCTATACCAGATTGTCCAAAATTAATTTCAGTTATGCTAATCACCGGTATATACTGAGCTGTTTGTTTTCTAATATTCGTATCTATTGATTGAAATGTTCCATGTCCATAATTTTCAAATAGATATTGCTTTAGTCCTACACCAAAAGTAGGTTCCATTACTCTTTCACCCGGATTAGTGAGAAGAAGCATCTTGAAATTTTGCTTTATAACATCTTTAATTTTTTTCAACATCATAAATCCATCGACTGAATCATAATTTATTGGAAGTGCTACACCAAATGAAGACATATCTTATACCTCTTATTAAATACTCAATAATATCATTTTTTGCACATGTTTCCGTTCTTATCAAATGGATTTGAGCGCAAAAGACGTTTCTTAAACCAAGGAAAGTGCCTTTCACCGGGTGAAAATTTAAATGCTTCAGCCAAAGCAGTGGCTGCAGAGCGCCCTACTTTCTCACCGCTTGGATCTTGAAATTCTCTTTGGTTATAATAATTTTTAAATAATTTTTTTAATCTTGTTTTTGAGCGTGGAAGTACTCTACGATCCCATTTATCAAAATGAAGACCAAATAATCCGTTACCCCTAAAAGGTCCAGGCCATCTTTCTTCAGCCAATGCCCATGGTCCAGGTCCAGAGTCTTCTTCATCTTCGCCACCGCTTTTGAGTGTGACTACTCCATCTTCATCAATTTCTGCGTACATACCCGGCTTCTGATCAACGTCGGGTGTTTCAGTCCAGCCACCGGGGGTAAGAGTTGTAGTATTTTCACCAATTGAAGGTAAAAAACCCATATCATTATAGATTGCTAAAAGAGATAGAATTTTATTTGCTGGAAAAATGTACGATGTCAACATTTTAAATTTCTCATCATCTACAAGGTTATTAAGTAAACAAAATAATAATTTACTATTCGCTTCAAGTGGAGCAAATTCGGAAATTGGCAAGTCTAATGCATCGACCTCCGTTTCAATCAAAGTGTGTTTAGAACCAGCAGCAGTAATTGAAAGTCTTAAGCCGTATCTAACACCCATTTCACCTTCAATACCAACCGGCTCATCAGTTTCGGGGTCAGCAATGACTGTCATAGTTCCCGGATATATGGAATGCAAATTAGTTGCACCATCATTTGCCATTATTATCGACAGTGCCGCGCTAGGTGTGTAATACGTTCCATCAACTTTTATGTAAGTTTCTGTAACAAACGGCTTTTCAGCTGTTCCCGATGCGGTACCGATTGGCATAATGTCTCCAATTGGAACTATCAATTTGTTAGCAAACGGACGTAACTTTTCATGCGGCTCTTCAGAATGAAATTCACCTACCATAAAAACAGGATCACCCATTTCATCAACATGCATATGATACCATCCAGTATACTGTTCACCACTCGATTCGATGGTGAATTCTTGTCCAGATGTATAATATGGTATACCTTCTTCTCTATCAGAAATACTTCCACCCGGTACCTCTTTAATCTCTTTTTGTAAATCAAGACTGTTATTGACAGAAAGGTTCTGTAAAATATAATAATCTAAATTCTTAACCATAGTTGATGGTTTAACCAAATTAATTTCCTCAAGATTTCTCATAAAAATTGACGCCATATATTCCATTTCTTGAATAACAAATTCTTTTAATACTAATTTGGCGTAGTCTTCTGATTCTTTAATTGCTTCAAGATTTCTTTCATAACGATAGTTTCTCAAAGTCTTAAAAGGCCCTGTTTCTTTTGTATCTTTTGCGGTTCTCAAACGCTTCCTATAAGGGTATCTATAGTTTTTCTCGAATTCCTCTAAATACGTCAATGCGCGTACAACGTCTGCCGGTGGATTTTCGATATCTCCATCTGCCACTTTTCTAGCGTATGTCTGAACGGATTGCTCTAAAAATGCATACCAAAATTCATCATCTTTGAAAGGATTAAAAGCAGCGAATAAAGCATTAGCTTGAGCTTCTTTAAGTTCTTCTTCCATAATTTCAACAATATAAGATGCATAAATAGAACTAAAACTGTTTCTAAAATCAGGATAAAATTTTGTAAACGTGGCCAAAGATTTAAGAAAGTTTTGGCTTACAAATATTCGACAGGCTGCGTGAATAAGCCCCTCAATACCAGCTTTTGAGCTTCTTTCAAGTATTCTATTGTATGGCTTTTCTTTAACACAGTCTGGATCTGATTTTAGTCTTTTATCTTCAGGAATTTTATTGTAAGTTTCATCAATCATATCTTGGATTTGTCCAAAATCTACCAAGTTAGTTTTGCTAGGCTTACACGGACTTAATTCTGGAAACATCGCATCAACTATAGACAGCCATCCATTTTTGTCAGCTGGCTTTAAGTAAACAGGAGGGTTTAAGTTAGTTCCACCATAAGATGTTGGATTTAAGTAAAATACTTGATTTGTTTCCGGGTTGTCATGCTGCATTCGACTCATTCCAAACGGAGCATCACGGGCGCTTAAGTCGTTATTGTCTAAGTAATCTTTCATTGGTGTAAAGGATGCTCCTTCGCTGACTCCATATTCCATTTGTTCTTCTGTAATATTATCAAAAACAGCTCCATAATTAAAAGCGTTATTGTTATTAGCAATTTCAGATGCAAAAAGTTTCAAAAGAGATTTCATAAAACTGTTATGTGTTGATTTCAAAGCTGCTGCGCCGGGCGTGGTGCCATTTTCGACTGCAATCATATCAGAAAGTAATACTAACTGTGGCGGAGTATCTGAAACTGGTGCTTGGAGAGTTTGTAAGAATAAAGCGTAGTCGTTGTTTTCAAAAAGATTAGAATCTAAATTAAGTCCGTTATCAGTAGAAATAAACTCATAAGCTGCATATTTTAAAACTTTTGCTCCGGAATTGTCTGATTTTTCATCTGCTTTTTCTTCATCATTGTCGTATTCTCCAGCACCGGGGCCTTTATATTTAGTGTTTATTTTTTTCCTAATAATAATTCTAGCATTGTCATCAGGTCTGTTGTAATAACTGCCATCTTCATCATCTTTAAAAACATCTGTCAAAAACATTTCAATATCAAAACCATACAAAAAGTTTGGATTGCCTGAAGATTTTAAGCGTCCTGCAGCGCGATCTTGGTAAGTTAACTTTAAATCTGCATCAGCTTTGCGCGCTTTTCGAGTAAACGTAATAATTTTTGCATCATAATCAGTATTAACATCAACATTATAACCAAAGTTTGGTAACTCTGTTAAATCAACATCGTCAAACAAGCCCCCAAGGTCTAAATCTTTAAAAGTTTTTGTGAATTTTTTGTCACTCTTTTTGCTGTTGTTCAATTCATAAGTGGATGAATCTGCAAGAGTTTCTAATTGTGTTTGTAGGTATCCTGCTACTTTTGATGGGAGCGCTCCACGCTGCCTTCTGGTTTTTGCATAGTTGGCATCATCCGCTTCGTCAGCTTCATCGGTATCAACATAAAAATCGACAAACTTTTTCTTTGATAAAAATCCACCTGAATTAAAAGACTTTCTAATATGTGTAGTATAAGGATTACCCATAGTGTCCGCTAAGACCATATTTACAAACCCCCAATTGTTTCGACCGGGTCCGTTGCCTAACATATCCTGTGCATATGCAATTTCTAAAATTTCTAAGCTACCTCCCAAAGCTGATGTCTGGGCTTTGGCAATTTCACTTGGTTCATAGGGAACAAGCCCATCATCGCAATTTGGACCAGAAGACATTATAGGTGGCATATTATCTTCAAAATATTTTGGTATACCGCCTTGAAACAAGTCTGCCACTTGTTCAAAATCATCAGTGAATGTGTCTCGCGTGTTATCACAAAGTTCTTTAATTTGTTCAGATGAAGCCCGACCTTCTAAAATTGAAGCGCGGACAGCGCAAAAATTGTCCAAATCTTCTTCGCTAGCACACAACGTTGGGTTTGCAGGCATTTCATCGTCCTCTGGCAATCTATCTACTAAATCTCTCATTGCTGCGCGTGCTTCAACGGGCATTAAATTTCCAACGTTTGTGAAGAACGATGCAGCTTGATCCCCATTTGGAAACATTGTACGGAAAGCAGGATGTTCAAATTCAACCAAACCATCAACCATATCTAAAAACGTAGAGGATGGCTCTCCTAATATTGCATTTGTTAATTCTAAGCGTGAAGTAGTAGCTGACAAATCTTCTACAAAGTTCATGAGACTTTGTCTATCACCGGCAGCTTGGGCGCCACCTTGTCCAATTTGTTTAAACAAGTCTTCAATCGTATTTTCGACTTGATCTTGATCAGCGCCGGGGCCACAAAGTGTATCTCTAATAGCGTCAGCAAAAGTCGTTCTCCCTCCAGAAACTGCCGCGGCTGCTAGTGAACCGGCTAATTCTAGCGCTTTACAAATTGCATCTGATATTTTTTCACATATAAAGATCATTAACTTACAAATTAGTCTAATGACTAAATCGTGTAGCATTTGAATTGCAATCCAAAATAATATTCTAAAAATGTCCCAGATTTTTGGTAGATACGCAAAGGGATTATCCATTCTAGGTAAGCCAATATGCTGTGCATTTCTACAAAATGGAAGTTCTAAATCTTTCAAAAAATCCATCAAACTAGGATCAAATAATGGCGGCCGTGGGCAGTCCAATGTAGCTATAACCTTGGCAATCATTTCAGCACCGGGAAACTTGTTAAGTTCTTCTAAGAGCGCCATCAGGTTGTCTGAATAAACATCGATTAACGCAATCATGTAAGCTTCCATAATTACATTAGGACTAAGACCAGCATCTGCATCAGCAAATTGAGCGGCGTACGTAGCTTTCGAGAGCTGTGATTCTGAGCCACCCTTTGGAGGAATACCAGTGGGGGTCATATTATCGTAACCACCTTCTACTGACATTTCAGTTTTTTGTCTTTCAACAATTTCAGGGTTGTTCCATGGTTTATCAATTTTCACTTTACCAAAAAATGGAGGGTTAGAAGGACCAGCACCACTCTCAATTGCATTCGAGGTATTGTCTAATGCTCTCCCGGGACCTGAGATATCGCCAGATTCCAATTTTCTTTTAACAAGAGCATCAAGTTCAGCTTGCTTTTCAGGCGGCAAACCGATAAATAAATCTCCAAAATTTTCAATTGACATAGCTTTAAGAGCCGATCTAATAACACTAGCTAGAAGCTGCTCGAAGGTCATACCCTTCATCAAACATTGCAAAAGATCGGTCATCAAATCGAACAGACCGCAAAGTCGCAAAGGATCTAAGGTAAAAGACCACAAAGAATCAATTTTTCTTTGTGAGCCCGGGCCGCCACAAGCTACAAGAAGGCGCGCGCAGAGATTTGTCATAATTATATCTTTATCTTCAAGATCCCCAAGCGCTTGTTCTAATGCCTTAGCTCTAACATTTTTTCTTCGTTTTCTATTATTAGCTTTTTTCTCTTCGCGCTCAGTTTTAGTATCGTGTTTGCCCATGATATATTCATTAAGAAGCACATCTTGGTATTCTTCATCACAAATCATCTTATGAAATTGTGCAGCGATTGCATCACCGATTCCAAAAACTTCATCCATTAAGTCTTGTCCAAGTTGCTTCATTTCATTTTGCAAATTTTCACCAACGCAACTCAATGCTTCGCCCATAGCTGATAATTCTTGTGGTGGTCTTGTAGCAGTGTCATAAATTTGCGGGTATGTGTATTCGACTAAGAAATCAACCCACGGTTTCGGTCGACGAGCAGTCAAATCTCTTTCCATTTTACTGATACGAGCAAAATAAGCCATAGCGGTTGGGTCTTTAAAAGCTTGTTTTCTATTAAGAGACTTAAGCTTACGCTTGCCAATTTGGTATGGCTTTTCTTTACATGCTTCTGTCCAGACTTTTATTTTCTTAATTTCATATTCAGGACTAAAAGTGCATTCAAACTTGTAGATTGCTTCTCTAGCCGGAAAAAATGGACTTGCATTACCTAAAGTGAAATCAAATTGTCTAAAAAAATCACCCAACTCAGGTACAATTCTGGCCATTGTTGATTCACCAAACAATACAAAGTCTCCATAATTTCCTAAATTAAAAACGCCGCCATCTTCAAATAATAAGTTTTTTCCATCCATAGCTCTATAAACTTTTAGATTACTATTGTATAAGTGCAGCCCTTTACGAACGCGGATCATATCTCTTTGTAAAATATTAGGAATATATGTAACACTTATGTCTTCACCGGGAATTTCTTCTTCTTCTTCAGAATCGTCTTCAGCGGATTCCAAATTATTTAATATATCAAACGGTACTGAATATAGAAATTTAAGATGCGATGATGCAGTTGCTGCTAAATCATATTCTGTGTATTCTAAATTAGCCAACACTTGAGACACAGTATCTGGGTTTAATTCTTTATTATAGTATGTAATAAATTCATCAACTACGATTGCTTGGAATTCTTTAGATCTTTGCTGAAGTATTTCATCAGCTTCCGTTGGATTTTTCGCATCTTCTCCGCCAGTTGTGGTATAGGGAGTAGTATACGTATATTGAAATTTACATATTTTTTCATTCAAAAACGGATTAGTTGTATTGCGCCAACGCGGAACGATTGCAGACGGATTTGGTTTACACTCTAAACAACGCTGCTCATCGCGTGGAAGCGCAACATCACAAATGTCAATTAAACCATCACCGTTTGTGTCTTGGAATTTTAAAATTTCAGAATCTGCCATAATATTACCTTTTTAATATGTTACGTTTACCGCACGACTGCCAATAAACTTATATCCAAACCGTTGCAAATAATCAGCTCTCCAAGCCAACTTAGTGCTTCTAGTTTGGTGGATTGGGTTTAGAACTCTAGCCGGCGTCAGTCCAGCATGCAATCCTAAAATTGTTGAAGCAACACCACATGGTACCCCAATAACAGGTACAGCAGCTATTGCAGCAAAAGCGGCCGCTGAAGTGGTACATACTTGAGTCATTGAAAATCCTAAGTGCTGTATACTAGACATAATATCATCTAATATTCCATCAAGCTCCAATAAACAATCGCGCATATTGTAGCCAACTACAACAGGTTGTAATCTTTCAATAGTTTCTGGAAGGAGGTTCGGTCCACGCACCGTATACGGAGAAGTGTTGTTGCCAGCAATAAGATCAATGCCGGGAGCGACAGGTAGTTTGCCTCCCTTTGAGTTAGGCTCTCCTTTAAGTCCATAACCTTTAACGTTGTTCATTTTGCCGGTTACAATTTTGACACCTTCGCGGCCGATAATTCTGGCATGATCACCCTTTACAGCTACAGCAGATTTGGCAACAGCATTTCCAACAAGACCATCCACTAAGCCAAAGTTTTTATCAATATCTGTTGTTTCGCA